GGACACTCCGTTCACAAACATAGACGTTTAATAATTCGGACCCCCAAGAAAACAACCTAACCCTAAGGAGAAAACCGGATGACTACATACAGTCGCCCAGGCGTCTTCATTCAAGAAATAGATTTGCCACAGACTATCGAACTTCCAGATAATGGAAACGCAGTCGGTGGATTTGTTGGAACCTTATCAAAGGGACCAGTAAATACCCCAATTCTATTAACCTCATGGATTGACTTTGTCAAGACATTTGGTGGCTTGGCTGATGCCTACCCAACAACATGGGCTGCCTATAACTTTTTTGCTAATGGCGGCCGAAGCCTATACGTAAAGCGAGTAGTTGGAACTGGTGCAGCTGCTGCAACAGTTACACTAGTAGATCGCTCATCACCACCGGGAGTAGACACTCTTACTGTTACAGCTAAGAACCCAGGAGACTGGGGAACAGGACTTGCGATTGATATCGTAGCTGCTGGTTCCGCAGATCGTTTTGGAATGATCGTATCTCTAAGCACAGGCGCTGTGGAGCAATTCACAGATCTAAGCATGGACCCAACAGATCGTCGTTATGTAGTTTCAGTAATCAATACTGCATCTGCATACGTCAACGTTACTGATGAAGAATCAGATACTGCTGCCCCAAATAACATGCCAAAGGTAACAGTAACTTCTGTTGCACTTGCAGGTTCAGCTCTTGATGGTTCAGCCCCAGATGCTGCAGCTTATATTGCTGCACTTGGTACTTTTGATCCTATTCAAAATCCAATCGTATTCAATGCTCCAGATGCAGCGTATCTATCAGATAACACTGTTGCTGAAGCAATTCAAACTGCTGTAGCAAGTTACGCTGAAGATCGTGGAGATGGTTTTGCGATCATCGACATTCCTTCAGGACTTTCTGTCGCTGATGCTCTAGATGCTGTTAAGGCAAACCTAGGTGCTGCAACTGGCGCACAAGCCGCTGCATACTACCCATGGTTGTTAATCCCTAACACACTTCGTGCAACTCCAGGCGCAACTCGCCTTCAGGCTCCAGGTGCAGCTATGGTCGGAATGTATCTTGCAACAGATGCTTCACGTGGCGTATTTAAGTCACCAGCAGGTATTGGTAGCCGTTTAGCTCTTGCAGTTACAACTGAAAAGCAGCTTACAAATACTGAGCTTGATACTCTAAATGTGGACTCAACTCCACTAAACGCTATTCGCCAGATTCCTGGCGCAGGCATTGTTTCAATGGGTGGTCGCACACTATTGAACACACCAAATGATCGCTACATCAACGTACGTCGCTCCTTGATTTACATCAAGAAGGAAATGACAGACCGTTCAATGTTTGCAGTCTTTGAGAACAATGACGAACGTCTATGGTCCCGTATTCGTACCGCACTAGGTGCTTTCTTGCAGTCATACTGGCAGCAAGGTGGTCTTCGTGGCGCTACAACTAAGGAAGCGTTCTTTGTGCGATGCGATAGCTCAATCAATAGTTTTGCAGACCTACAAAATGGTCGCATCAATATTGAGGTTGGCGTTGCACTCGAATATCCAGCAGAGTTCGTTGTGATTAAGCTTTCACAACTAACCGGAACCGCTTCGGCGTAAGGAGATAAACAAAAATGGCTGATACACCATCAACATTTGACAAGCCACAGAGTACCTTAATGACGGATCCGATCCGTAATTTTAGATTCGCTGTGACTTTTGAACCAATTGACGGATGGACTGACGGTGGTCTTGGAACAATGGGATTCGTCTCAGTTTCAGGTATGACCGCATCTATCGAATCAATTGCATACCGTGAAGGCGGATTCAATACCAACGTTCACCAGATCCCTGGTCAGACATCCTTCACACCAATCACATTCTCTAAGGGAATTATGCTTGGTCAAACATCCAGTTCAAAGTGGATGAAGCGCATCTTCGCACTACTTAGCCAGAATGCAACTGCTGGCGTAGGCGCAGGATTCCGCTGCAACGTTAAGATCCAGGTACTAAGTCACCCTAACCCATCTGGTTGGACCTCTAATACAGGTACAGGCGGAGTGGGAGCACAGACAGGAACAGCATCAACTGCTGGTCCTGGAGGACAACACGTCTCTATGGAAATCAAGGTATACAACGCTTGGATTACATCCTTGTCATATGGATCACTTGATGCTGGTGCAAACGCACTCATGGTAGAAGAAATGACTATCGTGCATGAAGGATTTGACGTCGCAATTGCCTCAAACTACGGAACAAGCGCAACACATACTGCGTAATTAAACTGAAAAGGAACACAATATGGTCACTCAAAAGATTACAACTTCGGAAGACCCAAAGCTAGCTTCTAAGCTAGCTACGGAAGCTATTCAGGCTGTTACTCAGGAGGTAGTATCGGTATCAGAGGAATCTGATATTCAACTACCTCCTGATACAACAGTAGATTTACCTGGTGGATTGTTTGATCCAATTGATGGAACAACCAAGACAGCAGAAGTTAGAGAACTAAATGGAGCTGATGAGGAAGCTATTGCTAAGACCTCAGATATGGGCAAAGGATTACTTACAATCCTAGAACGTGCCACTATCAAACTTGGTGATAAGAAGCCTACAAGAGAAGATCTTGACTCATTACTAGCTGGAGATCGTGAGATGCTCCTACTAGCAATTCGTAAGGTTACATTTGGAAACGTAGTTAAGCTTGGACCTGGTGCTTGCCCATCATGTGGGGAAGAACAGATCTTTGAAGTTAACCTAACAAATGATGTAAAAATAAAGCAGCTTGAGAACGACGAACGATATTTTGCAGTTGACTGTAAGGTAGGCGAAGTAAAGGTTAGCCTTCCTGATGGTGGAGTACAAAAAGAGATCGTAAGCTCTAGCAACAAGACAACTGCTGAGTTGGACACAATCCTACTTAAGGGTTGTGTTTCATCAATAAACGGACTACCGGTCATGTCTGTAAATCAGATCCGTGACCTAAGTATTAATGATCGTAGAACAATCCTAAACGCTATATCAGATCGCAACCCTGGTCCACAACTTAGTGAAGTAAAGAAGAACTGTCAGGCATGCGGCCAGGAGGTGCCGCTCCCGCTAACATTAGCGGACTTGTTTTGATGGTGAGGTAGATTATGTAGTTCTGGTTAAGACTATTGACATGTTGGCTCAATACTATCCAGGATGGACATTATCAGATCTCAAATCTTTAACTCCAAGAGAACGAATGACTTGGTTAAATCAAGCTGTGTTAAGACCTAAGGTGGTGAGTAGATAATGGCAGGACAGAATTCAGTTAGACCTTCTGATGAACAAGGTCCTATTACCACGTCCTCATCCAGTGGTTTTGGCTTTGAAAAATCCTTAAATAAAGGGATTGAAAAAGCTGTAAAAGATATTGAGAAAATTGCCAAATCTCTTCTTGGTGCTGAAAAGTCATCTGAGAAGATAGGTAAGAACTTATCGGGTAAAACTGGGTCCAAAGACATGGGCCTTGGTATGGGAGAGTCTCCTGTATACGGATATAACTCCGTATGGCGCTCTATGTCTGGTGGTCAGAAGATTGGGCTTGGCGCCTTAGCTGTTGGTTCAGCTGCCATGTCTATGGCACCAAACACCATGAATGCTGTCACGCAGAGAATCGCTGCAGATACAACTGCTGGCGTGAGCGGAATGACAGCCAATGCTCTTATCGGAACATCAAATAGACTTGTTGGTAACGGCGCTACTAGTGCTATGGGACCAACAATGTCTGCGATGGCGCTTGCTTATCAAGGCGGATATACAGCTAATTCTTTAAGCTCTAAAAATATTATGGGTCAGCTTGCAGGTGTTTCTGCAATTACTGGTATGCCAAATGAGCGTGCAGCTGCAGCTGTAGCTGGCGCTAATGGTATGAACTTCCTTCGTGCGGGTATTCAATTACGTGATGCAAAGGGAAATCAAAAAGCACCTAGTGCAATGATTAATGACGTGTACAACTTCTTGTACCGTGGACGAAAGATTAGCTCCCAGGAAGCGATGCTTGCTTTCCGCCCTGGATCTCGTAGCTACTACTCTATTCAGCAAATGGCTGGTGGGGATCAAAACCTTATGCAGGTTTTGCAGGCAGGCGTTTTGGCCCGTGCTAATTCCGGTGCCCCTCTTACCGCAGCAACTTTAAGTAATGCACAAAAGTCATTAGATACACTTGGTGTAGGAAAAGATAGCCCAGTTCGTGCTATGTTTAAATACAACACAAGTGAATCTAAAGTACTTCAAAGTACACAACAAGGTTTAGTTGGTGGTTACAACGCTGGACTTGGTGCAGCAACAGATTTAAACAATGCTTTTGCTAGCGTAGCCACAGCAGCTGGAGGAGTAACAACGGCTCTTATGGGTCTTAAAGGTTTTTTACAAACATTCCCATCAGCAGGTAACGTAGCTGGAACTGTTTCTGGATTAACATCTGGTGTAGCAGGTATGGGCATGAACGTATTACAAATGCGTATGGCTGGAAAAATGCTTGGCATGGGCGGGCCTTCTGTCGCCGCTACTACAGTTAACGCTGGAAGTAAAGCAGCTAAAGCAGCCGCAGCTGCCGCTACTGCTGCAAAAGCGGCTAAGCTAGCTAAGTACATGAAGTTTGCAAAATTTGCTGGTCCATTAGCTGCACTTGCTTCTGGTTATGAAGGGTACACAGCTAACAAAGCACACGGCGGATTTGACTGGGGTTCACTACTTAGTGCAACTGGTCAAGGTGCTGCAACAGGTGGTTTGTTTGGGGCTATGGCTGGTGCTGGAGCAGGTGCTGTTCCTGGAGCAGTTATTGGTGGTCTTCTTGCTGGTGGTGGAAATCTTTTAGGTCAATTATTTGCTAGTTCTCAAGCACAAGGTGGAGAAGCCGGTGGATACTCACAAGGACCTGCTGGTGCACAAGCACCTGCATCTGGCCATCTTATGTCTCCTGTACCTGCTGGTGCTCGTATTACTTCTGGATTTGGTCCACGTAAGGTTACCTATAACTCAAAGGGAATGCCTTCTAGTTCTTTTCACCATGGAACCGACTACGGCATTGTAGAAAATACCCCACTTCGTGCAGTAGATGGTGGAACAGTTTTACGTCAAGGATATGACCCTAAGGGTTATGGAACATATCTTGTAGTACAACACAAGAATAATAAACAATCTTTGTACGCCCATTTAAATAGGGTTGTTGCGGGTGCGGGCAAGAAAGTAAACGCTGGGGATCTACTAGCATTATCAGGTGGACGAGATGGTGCACCTGGTGCTGGAAACTCTAATGGTCCTCACCTACACTTTGAGTACGGCACATCTGTTTCTCCTGGAAAAGGACAAGTAGATTCATCAAAGCTATTTACTAAGCAGGGTTGGCTAAGCAGCCTATTTAATAACATTAAGGGATTCCTAGGAATGGGCCCAAGCCCACGAGGA